CAACGCGGCGCCAATCAAATCGATGGTTTCGGTTTTTGTAAACGCGTTGGTGATCCCAAAGCCCAACAACGTGGTCGGGTTGTCGCCCGACTGAAAGAGTCCCCGCTCATTGACCACCACGCGGCGATAGGTGCCGGCAAGCTTGTCGGCAGGCAACAGGCCGTTAATGACCGTGTCGACGTACTGACGCGTCGCCAGCACCACCGAGGGATCGATTTTTAGCTGAATATTTGCGGTACCGCTGGTGATGATGTGCATCCGCACCACCTGATTGCGCCCCGAACCTTGCACCAGTAACGGTTTGTAACTGGGGGCCGCGTTGGCCACCGCCGAAAACACCCCGTCCGCGTCTTCCAAGGCCAGCTCGCGAATCCACCAGCCGCCCACGTCCGGCGGCAGCACCAGCTCGGCAATCAGAATATTGTCATCGGTGGGAGAAACGCGCAGCTGATTGAGCTGTGCGCGATAGACCTGATTAATCAGCTTGGTCTGCGCTGGATTGGGCACCGGATCGGCGCCATTCGCATCGCCGATCAACATGTAGCGCGGCTGCCATGGGACACCCAGCACGTCGCAGTTGGTTTTCTTGGCAGCCCCCTGAGTCGTGAGCATGCCGCCGAAAATAGAGTTTTTATCAACCATGGGGGTACACATCCAATTCGTCGAGGTTGTATTCGCTAACGCCGTGGCAGCCCTGAATCACCACATCCAGATCGGGATTGCTCCAGGGGTAAACATCGATCTCGTCGCCGTCATACACAGCGAAGCCGACATAGGCGTTTAAACGGGTTTCCAGCGTGATATCGAGACCGGTCAAATGCCGCGTCACGGGCTTGGCGTCGTCGATCAGGCGTTCCAGCTCCTGATACATGTCCTCGGTGATACCGGTGTCCTGCACGCCAACTTTCAGCGCGAAGGTGCCCGGAACCCCCTCGGGCACCGCCTTGAACCACTCGACCACTTCAATCAGATAGCCCAGCGGCTCGACCACGCGGCGCAGCGCGCCGATCGTGCCTTTGCGGGAATGGATGTAATACGACGCCTTAATGGCCGCGCGCTTGGTCGCCTCCGACCATCGATAGTCCCAGCGATCGACCGACCAGGCCCACGCCAGGTGAGGCAGCAAATGCACCGGACAGGTATCGGCGTTGTACAGAGTGCGCAACGGAATAATGGTTTTTTCATAGAGCGCCGCCTCAATGGCGCGCTCCAACTGCGTGCTGTTGCTCGGCAGTAAACTGGTCATGTCGCCCCCGCTAGCACCACACTCCACTCAGTGCAGTACGCTGCCTGCGCCTTGGTCGGGGCCAGATCAACCCACCCCACCAGCTCAACCCGGGAAACGCCCGCGACGTGAAGTTGTGCGTCCACCGCAGAGCGGGCCACCTCAACACCCAGGCGCTTGCGCGGATTCACCCAGGCCCCTAGACGCTTTTTGGCCTCGACCAGACTGGCGTCACCCTCGGGCCCGGCGCTGTTCATGTGCAAAATGGCTTCAATGCGATAGTCGAGAATCTCAGCGCTTTGCACCGAAACCCGATCGCCCAGCGGCCTCACGTCGTCGTCATCCAACGCGGCCGCGACGGCGGCTAGAAGCTCGGGGCCGGCCTCGCCTTTCCCTTCGGTACTCAGCACTGTAACCATCACTTCGGCGGGTGACGGGCTTTCCGCCGAGGCATCCATGACCAGGGCCGAGGCGCTACGCGCGTGCAGGATATAGCTGTTACGCGGCCCGGCCGTGGTCAACCCTTCAAAAGCCAACTGGATGCGCTCGCGGTAAGGGTCGTCCTGCTCTTTGACCTCCGGCACCGGTGGCACCGCCGACAGATCCTCGGCCTGGATCACCAGGCGCGGCAGACTGACGTTAGCGCCTAAGTGATCGAGGTCAGGGCCGATCGCGTGAGCCAACAGCAGCGCCTTGGCGGCGTCGTTGACCCGGGCCCGGTTGCCGACCTTGTTATAGGCTCCGACCTCCAGCAGCTTGACCACGGGGTCACTCTCAAGCGGCGCGCTCCAGTTGTCGCCCATGTAACCGCGAAAGATGCCCAACCCTTCCTGATAGGTTGCTTCGAAGTCCAACGGCTCCAGCACGTCGGGGGCCGGCAGCGCCGACAGATCCGGAATACTGCTCATACCCTCACCTCTACCAGAAAGCGATTGCCGAGATAGTCGCCGGCGAGGCTCATGTCGATTTTCCCGCCCAGCACTGCCAGCACCCGGACGCTCTCCAGCTTCAGGCGCGGCTCCCAGGCCATCAGTGCGCGCGCGGCCTCAGCTTGCACCGAACTTTTCCAGCCGGCATTAACAGGCAAATCGACATAAGAACGCAGCTTGCTACCGTAGTCCGGCCGATGCCGGCGACTGCCCAGCGGCGTGCTCAAGATGTCGCCAATGCACTGCCGCAGATGCGCGATGCCGGAAATGGGTTGGCCGGTGTGGCGATCCATTCCGATCATCTACATCACTCCTGGGCGGGCTCGAATTCAGCGTGGGCTTTCAGGTAGCTGACAGCCTGCTCATCGGACGCCGATACCTCGACGCAACCCTTGGCCACCGTCAGCGTCCGAGCGCCGACAGGAATCACCAGGGTGCGCGAGGTGTAAACGGTGTCGCGAAACTTCAACAGCAGATCCGCCGCCGGTGACTGTTCACCGTCGGGCTTTTCGGTGGTCTTGGCCATGTTTTCTCCAGGCATGAAAAAGCCCGCACTTGGCGGGCTGTATGGTTGATGGGCTAGACCTACAAGTGCGCGGCGCCTGCGCACCGGGCGACAGCCTCCGCGATCGCCTGAGGATCGGCCCCGTTACAATGAATGGTGATGCTCGCTGCCACTGAGCGCGGCTCGCGCTTCACGTACTGCCCGTGACTCAAGACCATCACCAGAGCTTGGGCGACCACCTTTGGATCGGTTTCCGCCAAGATCCGTGGCCAGCGTTCTAGCATTCGATAGGCGTCATACTCCTGGGCAATCTGCCCGCGCAGCAGCTTGACGATCAGTTCAACGTCGGCGCCCTTAGACGCTACCTGTTCTTCACTCATGGCACCCCCTAGTGCGTGTGGTGATTGTCGCTCTTGCCAGCGGCGAGAATGTCGGCAGCGCTGGTGATGTTTCCAACCGCGTGCAGGGTACCGCCCACTTCAACACCTTCCGTTACGCGTAACGAGCCCACAACTTCCACCTCCGAAACAAACTTCATATTGGCAGTGGTCACGGTGATATTGGTGTCGGTCGTGACCGACTCGGTCGCGCCGACCTTAGTGATCACCCGGCCAGTCGGCAAGGTGATTGTGTAGGTCTTGGCCTCCCAGTCGTAGACCAGTGAGCCGCCATCATCAAACCGCCAGACTTCAACATGGTCTCGGTTATCCGGAGGCGGCCCGGCATCGCCGTACAGCCCCGGAATGAACGTACCCGCCCCCGCTTGACCGCTGGGGTTGAACAGCACCCCCTGCTCGCTCATGCTCGGCGCTCGCCAGTGCCGCGCCTTACCGGCCGCGAGGCTGTGCCAACGCACCCAGGCGCTGGTCCATGCGCCATTGGAGACACGCACCCTGGCCGCTGGCAGATCCACACCGACCACCGCGCAAGGCATCAGCATGGCGGCAATCATGCGATCGTGCTCCGCTACGGCGTGACTCATAGATCCTCCGGACTCACCGAGCCGTCCCCGCGTTCGATGTCGAACACCAGCGAGCCAGGCGGTTCATCCGGCCAAGGCCACTCCTCAACACCCAGGTAAAGTTGGTGGGTCCACTCCACCAGCCAGACGGTGTAACCATCCAACTCCGGTTTGGTCCAATCCTGCATCGCCTGAACGAACACCGCCGGCTCGACCGCAACGCCCCAGGTTTGGGTGCGCAGTAACACCGCCAATTGTGCCGCCAACTGCGCGGCTTGCTGGCAATGCTGGGGGCGTATCGGATCAACAATGATCCGCGCTTCGAACCTGCATACCAGAGTGGTTTCGCCGGTCCCGATGTCGCGGCCTGGCTCCATCTCTGCCATTTCAATGAACACCACCGGCAACGCAATGCGATCCTTGATACTCGGCCAAGTGGTCGCCGCCTTGATGCCCGGCAGACCGGCCACCAGGTGCTGTTCGATCGCGCGGTAGAGCTGGTCGAGACTAAATGGCTCGTCAGACATTGGCCGTCCCCTTCAAATACTTCTGTAGCTCAAAGTTGAATTCCTGCTGCAGGATTTCCAGCAAGCGCGTATTGGCGCGTTTGACCCAGGTGTCAAAGTGCGGACGGGCTTGCTCCAGCGATACCTTGGCCTTGGCCAGCGGAAAGCGATTGCCGTTTTCAGCGACCCAGCCCGAACTGGCACCACCGCCGCCAGACACCGTGCTGTCGGGATAGTCGTCCGTGTTGAAATGCTTGCTCGCGGTGCGAATCCAGATGTCGGGTTTGTTGCCGTAAACCTGCTTGAGGAAGGCGCCCTGATAGCGCCGCCCCGCCACCGACACACCACGGCCGGACTGCCGCGCCCGGCCGATGCGACTGGACTCGATGGCATTGAGACCGAACCACAACTTGCCGCTCGTTGCGCCACCAGAGACCGGGTAAGCACGCAGGCGCTGCCGGACCGCCGCGACGGCGATCCGTTCCTGGCGACTGACGGCCCGGGCAATGTGCGTGCGCAGCCAGCCCAACGTCTTGTTGATCGCTCGACGCTGTGCCGCTGCAGCGGCTTTCGGTACCAACTTGCCGAAGTCCTCGAAAGCTTGCAGATCCGCGGCCGAGGACTGTATGGAGATCATCCCGCCATCGGCTGAAGACTTGAAGTAACTGCCGATGCTCATGCACGCATCCTCAAAATCAAGGCAACCAAGCCGTCACCACTTGGCTCCAGCTGCAACAGGTCATAGTCGCCGCCGCCGTCCAACTCAGGAAGATCCACGCTGACCAGTTGGCCCTGCTCAAGACCGTGTGAATCGCTAACGCGAATCTCGAACCGAGGCTCACGCAAGCCGGTGTTGAGTTTGCCGATCTTGGGTTGCAGCCAGGGTGCCGAGAACATGCCGAGCACGGGATCCTCGCGACCCTCGATCCGTGCGGTGTCGCCCAGGGTTTCGAACACCACCGCGTCGATATCGGCGATATGATCGCGAAAACCCATGGTCAGAGCTCCAGCAAGATCTGCGCGAGTGGTCGTGTGCAGAGGTGCAACGGGTTGGACTGCGCTTCACCGGCCATGCCTTTGTTGAACGGCATCGGCTCGATCTTGCTGTAGTACGGCACGCCCTCGGTGTTGACCGTTTCCATGTAGTCGGCCGGAGCGAACACTGAGATGTACAGGTCCGGTACGCCTTCGGGAATCAGCAGCGCTTTGTCGTCATGGATAAAGGTCACGCCCGCAATTTTGCCGCGATAACGCTCCCAGACAATGCCGCCAAACTCAAAGCTTTCACGGGCATCACCGCGCAAGGCGGCAGCCTGCTGGCTGTTGAGAAAGGTCTCTTTTACCGACTTGTGGACGACCAGCTTGTTCCAGAAGTTTTTGCCACACAGGGCGCGCGAGCCTGTGCTGGTGATGCTGCCCAGCGCATCTTCCTGCAGGTCCAGCGCTTCGCCGCACTTAACGCGCAGCTCGGTCTCAGCATTGGCGAGCCCCATGGACATTTTCTTGCGGGTCACCCCGAAAGTTTTGTAGATGTCCAAAAGCACTGTCGATCCGTCGGCATCGAGGATCTGTCCGTTCAGCGCGCCCATACGCTGAAATTCGTGGGTGGCATCCAGCTGTCGACGTGCTTTTGCCAGGCGCTTATTCACCACGTCCTGGACAGCCTGCAACTCGGAGCGCGTTCCGAAGGCGCGGATACCCTGAATCTCATCGGCCTTGATCGCAAAGCGTTGCGGCAAGTGCACGGTATTGAACGGGATCAGGTTGCGTTTCGTGCCACTGACCACCAAGCCAGACGTACCGCGCTCACCGGCTGGCACCAAAGCCAAGATGTCGCCATCCTTTTCGATTTGCACGGTCAGGGTGGTGATGCCCTCTTCATGGAACAGACCCAAGCTGCTGATGCGGCCCGGCAGGTATTCC